CCGCCGGAATCATCACCACCAAGATCTAATCCACCACCAGCATCACCACCGCCGCCTTCAGCGGGAGGTTGACTAGCAGCTTCTAGATTAGCAGCAAACTTTTTATCAAAGAACATTTCTCTTTGCATTCTAATAAATTGTTCATCAGAAAGACCAAAGAGGTTCTCAGCTACCCATCTTTTTGAGAAATATCCTTCCGTAGCATTTCCAGCAACAGAGAATTTCTTATCCCAATGTTCAAGTTCTTGCAATTCAGCAATCTTTGATGGGTTGTTTAATTGTAATTTAAAAGAAAGAAGATCATCATTACGGAATCCCATTGTGAACAAGTGAATAATTCCGATCTTCTCAAGTTCAGAAATAACAACTCTCTGTAATCTCTGTATTGTTCTCGCAAATCTAATATCTTTTTGAGCAAGTGTTGTCTTATCTTCTTGTGCTCCGTCTCCCATTGTAAGATAGGATTGGGGAACTTTAAGAGCAGAGAACAACTTATCTCGTAAATATTTAACATCTTCGATGGTAGCAGTCATTGCTCCACCAGGAAGATTTTGGATGTCTGTGTTTGATGTTCCACGAATAGGAATATAATAATCTTCTTCAATTGATAAAGGATTATAACGAAGATCAAGTCGTCCTGTTGTTGGGTCTGTAACTTGGTGTCGCTTCATTTGTGTCATAACTTTCTGCATGTATTGCTCTACATCTTGTGGTGGAATGTTACCGACATCAATTTTGAAAACTCTTCTCTCTGGGGCACGAACAATTCGGTAAGCCATCATAGCATCTTCTAAAAGTGTAAGCTGTCTCCAGATTCTACGAGCAGGTTCCAAGACAGATGTTCCATAAGGAGCATGCTTGTCGTTTCCAAGAATACGGAAGTGAGCCATTTGCCAGTTTTCCAAAGTCATACCCGCAGAGTTCCATTGATACTGGACATAATTTGGATTTGATTCGTCTTCACCTTCAAGTCTTTCAATTTCTTGTGGTGGGAGCCCAATAACTGCGCGGATACCCATTGCCTCTTCGATATCTAAATACATAAAGAGATCTCCGTACTTACACATTGTACGGCACCAACCGAATAGATTGTGCTCTATATTTAATACATTATGGTATAAGTTTTCTAAAATTGTCTTTATCTCATCGTTTGGACACTTAATCCGCAGCATCGCTTGTAGAGACGAATGAGTCGTCATCTCGTCTGCATAAATATCCAAAGAAGAAGCACACTCAGGTGTGTACTCCATTTGATCAAAATCAACATAACGTTCAGCGCGATTTCTGTTTGAAATCATATTCACTGCCATAATGTTCATTGGATTGTATTCTTGTTTTTTAAATTGCTTTCCTGAAGCAGAATTGAAACGAGAAGCATATTGATCTAAATGTCGCCTTCTTAATTGGCGACCTTGTTGTGTTCTTCTTTGTGTAATCGGACCGGAAAACAATTTTGTTAATGAACGGAAAAGACCATTCTCCGGGTTATAGGGATTCTTCCCTAAGTTTCTATTTTTCTTAGCCATTTATTATCCTTTGAATATCCATGCGAAATTTCTTGCATGACTTAACTCTTCTTTATATTTAGTTTCGAAGTCGGCATTATACCCATCTTGCCCTTTTATCGTTGTATTCATCACATTCTTTTTCATATACATTCCATCAATCATAGCCTTACGATATTCCAAATCTTTTTGTGAAACTTCCAATGCGGTGTCTCTTACCCAACACATTATTGATAGACACATTATAATATCGTCATGATAGGTTCTCATCGCTTGAGGTTTACCGTTGTTCCAAACAAACGTTCTGAATTCATCAAAGGCACGAGAAGAAGGAATCTTAATAATTTTGTTTCTTATGAACTCTTCAAGTTTCGCTACAATCAAAGGTCTGGTTTTTGTGGAAGTTGTAAATCCACCAATAGCATTACTCATAAATTCGCCTTGGCTAGCCTCAACGAATTGGTGTGTACCTTTGACTGAGTAATAAAGGTTTTCATAGCCAAGGTCTTTAAGTTTTTCAAATACAGAGATACCAATCCCGTTGTTCTCTACAACAAGCAGACATTTGCCGTATTCCGTTCCAGCAGAGTGTAACATCTGCGCATACATATCAAGAGACGGCTTACCTTGATACTCTGCTACAACTTCCATTCTTCCTACATTAAGCACATGAAATACAGAGTTGTCAGCCCCGTCGCCTCTAGCAACATCGGCAACGAGCAAATAAGTATTTCCCTCTTGGTACTTTTCCCATATCCAAAAATTTCTATCATATCCTGTCCTATAAGTTGGTTCTACAATTTGTGATTGCAACCAAGCAATATCATCTGGATGAATAACTGTATCACCTGATGTATTGAAGTTACACTCTAATTCTTGTGCGATTTGCCTCCGAGACATGTTTTTTGTCTCTTTCTTAAACCATGTTTGATCTCTCTCTGGATGAACATCCCATGGGAGGTTTACCGGCTTAAAGTCTGACTCTCCATTATCCGCAGTCACATATGTCTTATGAAACCAGTTTCCAACCCCGTTAGGAGTACTCAAGGCAATACACCGACCACCTGTAGATAGTGTGGGATAAAGACCAGTCCATAAATCATCAAGTCCGTCAATGTGAGCAGCCTCGTCAATAATAAGAAGAGACAATGCTTCCGAACGACCTGCATCACCGGAGGTTGATGCGGCTTTAATCTGAGAGCCATTGGAGAGTTCAAACGAGGTTCTGTTATCAATCTCAATTTTTGATACCTTCATCCACTCCGGAAGGTATTGCATAATATTCTTTACTTTCTTTACAAGGTTCGCTGCTGTCTGAAATTTAGTTGCAATCACGAGAATATTCTTGTCTCGATGAAACAGCATAAACCAAACAGCATAGGCAGCAGATATTGTAGAAATACCCAACTGCCTTGCTTTCAGAATCACAGTAAAGCGGAAATCGTTGAAATCATTTATTAAGTCATCTTGATAAGGATAAGTCTTAAAAGGAATAAGCCCGTGCATTGGATGCGAAATACGACAATAATTATTTATGAAGTATTGCGGATCTTTGCCGGACTTAACAATTTCCTTTACAATTTCTTTCTTTGATAATGAGAAGGCCATTGATTACCTTTATTCTTTCTTCATGCCAATGAATCTTTTGAATTTTCCACCGAAACCTTCCATTTTCTTTTCTGTTCTACGTACAAAATCATAAATAGGTTGGGTCAAGGGAGCCATGGCGATCTTGGCTTCTTCGGAAAAACCAGCTCCAGACATTGCTTTTCTGGCGTAAGTACTTGCTCCACCGCGTTCTGCGGATTCTAATTGAGATTCAATATATGAATCAACAACTTTGTTAACCATATAGTCCATATCTTGAACTGTATATTGCGGCTCTTTATTAGAAAGATTTAGTTTTATCTCAAATCCTTGCATAAGTTTCGGATCACCAATTGCACTCATATACATTCTATTAAGTTGATTAAAATTTGCGTTATCATCACTTGAAATGGCCATTTCTTCGAAAACATTTCCAAAATTTCTTTTAAAATTTTCCAAAGCTTTGCCTTCAAACATCAACTGTGCAAGAGCACGTCTTGCATATTTCTTAACACCTTTTATATTGTGTTGAATTATTTTTTGTTTGTTTAGGTCCGCGATAGATTTAACCAAATTATTTAAATCCCCAGCTACTTGATACCCCAAGTCAAAACTACCAGCTTCTTTTAAGATCGTTTCTTCTTCTTGTATTACTGCTTCTATTTCTTCTTTGATTATTTTTTTTAATCTTACTGTAGTTAATTTCATTTTTTATTATCTCCTTTATTGATAAATTCATTATTTGGTCGTTTTGCAGCTTTAAATTTTTCGAGAAAGTCTCGTGTAATCTTTCTACTATCTTCTACCGCTGGGTCCATGATAGGTTCTTCTTTCATTTTGCTAATCTTGTAGTGTTGATAAGCTTGAACGAATGAACGAACACGAGAGGTTGATTGAACCAAAACTTTTGGCTCTCCGTCTGCCGTGAGAGTCACAGAACTACCGGTAACTGCTTTATATTCTTTTTGAAGGAACTTCTTAATCTGATTAAGTTGACTAACCATGTCCCCCTCAAAGTCCTTAGACTGATGAACATCTTTTAA